TTTTTATCCCCTAAGCAAAAAAAAATCCCCCCGACAAAAAAAACCTCTTCTAAAATTAAAAAAAACCGCGGAAAAAAGAAGTAAAAAAACGAGCCTGTAGACAGCTATAACCACTGTCTGGATGCGATAAGATATGCGATCCAAGACAAGATCACTAAATCAAAAATTAAAACTTTCAAAGGGGGCTTTTAATTGACCAAAGTCAGAATAAACAACAAGCGACTGCTGACAGTACCAGTAAATACCGAGGTTACTGCAGAGGTCGTAACAGAAGCAATTCGCTTGCATTTGAGTAGACTCGTGCCAATCTATCGAGAAAACGAAAACTTTTATTTATCAGATCACAAGATCCTACATGCCAGAGCTAAAGACACATGGAAGCCTGACAATCGTCTAGTTGTTAACTACGCAAAATATATCGTGGACATGTTCAATGGGTATTTCATCGGTATTCCTGCCACTGTATCGCATGACGATCAAGTTATTAGTGATTATGTCAATGATTTTAGAAAGTTCAACGACATGGAAGACAGTGAGAGCGAACTTTCCAAGCTGGTTGATATCTTTGGTCATGCATTTTGGTATGTATATCAAGACGAAGATGCAAACACACGGGTGACATACAACAGCCCGATGAACATGCTGATTGTCCACGACAACTCTGTTGCAGAGCGTCCTAAATTCGCTGTACGGTACATGATTGACGAAGAGACGGGCGCTGGCACTGGTGAGGTTGTGACTGATAAAGAAACAATCTACTTCACACTGGATAACGCTGGTGATGTGCATTTTAACGAACGCACAAATCACATTTACTCACACCTTCCAATCATCGAAGTAATCGAGAATGAAGAGCGTCGAGGCATCTTTGAAAGCGTGAAGACATTGCTTGACGCACTCAACAAAGCGGTCAGCGAGAAAGCAAATGATGTTGATTATTTCGCAGATGCTTACTTGAAGATCATTGGTATGGAGCTAGACGATGAAGTAAGTTCTAGTATCCGTGACAACCGTGTATTTAATCTATGGGGCGAAAGTGGCAGTCAGTTAGATGTTGACTTTCTACAGAAGCCAAACGCAGACCAGACGCAAGAAAACCTCATTGTGCTATTGCGTGATGCAATCTTTAACATCTCGATGGTTGCCAATCTATCAGACAAAGACTTTGGCAATAGCTCTGGAACTGCTCTTGCTTATAAGTTGCAAGCTATGGATAACCTCGCTAAATCAAAAGACCGCAAGATGCAATCTGGATTTAATCGCTTGTATGAGGTTGTTCTGTCTGTACCAACTACGCAAGTACCAGCAGATGCATGGTCTGAACTTAATTACAAATTCACTCGTAACGTGCCTAAGAACACACTGGAAGAAGCGCAAATCGTAACTCAATTAAATGGCCAAGTGTCAGACGAAACTAAACTATCTGTCTTGTCTATCGTCCAAGATCCAAAAGAAGAGCTTGAACGCATGGAAGAAGAAAGCAAGAAAGACAGTGAACTGTATCAGCAAATGGCTCTAAATGAGCGTATGAGCGACCTTGCAATCAATGAGGATGCAGAAGAAGGCGACAAAGAAAAGGACGGTGTAGAGGATGACAGAGACCGTCAGACAGAATAGTTACTGGCGTAACCGTGTTGAACTGGAGCAGAGAGCAGCAATCAAGCGTGATGAAGATTATGCGACTGAGTTGAAGAAGATGCATGATTACTACTTCAACGAGATTGATAAGGAAATTAGAACGTTTATCAATCGCTATGCTGAGAAGAACGGGAATATTCCTTATTCTGAGGTTGTTGCACGACTTGATGCAATGGATGTTGCTGCTTTTGCCGAAAAAGCCAAACGCTATGTTGAAGAGAAAGACTTTGGTGCAATAGCTAACAGAGAGTTGGCTATCTACAACCTTAAAATGCGAGTATCGAGGCTTGAAGCATTGCAACAAGAGCTAGACTTGCAGATGATTGCTCTTGCGAATGAAGAAGAAAAGAAGACAGGTAACTTTTTGAAAGAGGAATACTTGCAAGGCTTGAAAAGCCAAGCTGGTATTTTGGGAGTATCAGAAGGTGCTACAGTATCTACTGCGATGAAGCAGGCTATAGATCGCAATTTCAACGGTGCTACTTGGTCTAGTCGTATCTGGGATCGTCAAAATGCTCTGCGGGATATCGTAAAGAGAGCAACTACTGACTTGCTTATACTTGGTAAGAATCCAACACAGATTATTTCCAAGTTACGGAAGGAATTTGGGGTATCTGCCCATCAAGCAAAACGCTTGGCAGTGACAGAAGGTTCACGAGTAGCGATGGCAGCACAAAAAGAAATTTTAGAATCGCAAGATTATGAAGAATACGAGTACATCGCAGAACCAAGTGCCTGCAAGATATGCGCTCCGTTCGATGGGAAAATCTTTAAGGTGTCTGAAATGGAATCTGGGCGCAACTGCGCTCCAATGCATCCATTTTGTCGATGTAGTGTTGCTGCCCATTATTCAGGCTTCGGTGAAAAAGTTAAACAGCAAACCAAAGTTGTTGATGAAGCAGAAAAAGAGGAAACTCACAGCTTCGGAGATTCTTTTGGAAAAGGTTTAGATTTAGCGCAAAAAACATTACAAAACTTTGTTGACAACGCTAAAAAGTGGTATAATAATCACATAGAAAGCAGACTGACACCAGAAGAAATTGAACTTTCTAGCCATGTGCTGAAAAAGGTGATTGACAACAGTGCATATTCAATGCGCTTTAAGTCTGCGAATGTTGACAAACTGATAGAATCTGGAAAATTCATGAATCAGTTTGAAACTGGCACAAGCGGTGGGACTGTCAACACGAAATACAGGAGACAAGCTACAAATCAATTGTTTGGTTTGTTTGGCAAACGCTTGAAGAAATCCGAGTTTGAAAAGTATGGCTACTTTGGGAACAAGGATGCTTTCAAAGATTACACCCACAACTCGACAAGCTGGGGCGGTGTTGGTCAATATGGTGATGTTATCATCCACTTTGCAAAAGACAAGGTGGCGAACAAGACAACATTCACAGTAAACAACAGCCTTGGCCCTGCGGTCTATCAAGAACTTGTTGCAGACAATCCAAATAGACCGAATTTGGTTGGTATCGATAAAGAGTTACTAAAAGAAACGGTAGATTTGTTAAAATCTGGAAACATCAAAACACCAGAAGAAGCGAGCAAGGCTCTTGGTGTCCGTTATTTAGAGACTCAATATCATGGTGAAATAGGAGTATCTGATATTTCTAGCATGTACTTCACAAATAAAAAACCAAGCGAGAAGCAAATTCAGTCGTTGAAGGAATTCGGTATTAACTTGTATGTGAAAGAAGGTGATCAATTTGTTAAAATTGAATAAAATCATCGGTGTCGATGAATCAAAAAATAATATATTGGTCACTCTTGAAGATGGCCGAAGCGCATTGATCGACAAAGAAAGAAAAGGTTTTGTTGTTGAAATCCTTTTAGATTCTTTTTATAAGTGGATGTCTTTTCCAAACGAACCAACTGCAGAAGATCAAACAGAAGTTATTGAGATCTTAACAAATCCAAAAGGTTTTGCATTTGGCCCTTTGGCAGAACGCTATCTCACGGACGAAAAACTGAAACACGAATTTGATGCCATGAAGAAAGAAGCGGGGTACGCTTATTAAATATATAAAAAGTCGTAGCAATACGGCTTTTTTTGTTGTCAAAAAACAGAAAGAGAGGAGCACCTTGAATATTTGGAACATAGTATCAGTCACTGCAGGGGTTGTCTGTTTATTTCTTATCCTCGTATTTGGATATGCGATGACAATCGCCCTATTTTCAGGGATTGATGAAGTTAAACGCAAAAACAGAGATTGAGAGGTGATCCAGCATCTTGACAAGCAGGAATAGACTGCTATTTTATCGCATAATCCAACCAGTCGAAAGGCTGGTTTTTATTTTGTCCAAGCATTGATGACTTTAAAAGCTATGGAACACAACACAGTCAGGGATGACTTTAAAAATAGGAGGTTCGCATGAACAAAGAAACAGAAGTAGTCGAAACGGTTGAAGATGTTGAAAAGGTAACGGCCGAACCAGAAGAACATCAAGAAGAACCGAAAGACGAAAAGAAGTACACGGACGCAGATGTTGACAAGATCATCAACAAGAAATTTGCCAAGTGGAAAGAAGAAGCTGAAAAAGCTGAGAAAGAAGCTGAGAAGTTGCGCAAGATGAACGCTGAACAAAAGGCAGAGTACGAAGCCCAAAAACAAGCTGAACGCATTGCCGAATTGGAAGCACAACTCAATCGCAACGGACTCGAAAAAGAGGCTTCTAAGATGCTGTTTGAAGCTGGAATCACAGCCGACGAAACAGTGCTTGACTTCGTTGTACGCAATAATGCAGAAGACACACAACAGTCAGTGCAGTCACTCATTGGTCTTGTAAATACTCTTGCAGATGCAAAAGTACAAACGATGCTAGTTGGTAAGACACCAACCAAGCAAGAAGAAACTGGTCAAGGGATCACCAAGGAACAATTCCGTAAGATGGGTTATCAAAGCCGAAACGAATTATTCCAAACGAACCCAGAACTATATAACCAATTGAAAGGATAATTATTTATGCCACAAGGAATCACTCAGAAAGCTACTATGGTAGTGCCAGAAGTCATGGCTGACATGGTTTCAGCTAAATTGCCTAAACTAATCAAATTCACCCCGCTCGCTTATGTCGACAATACACTTGTTGGACAACCGGGCGACAAGATCACTGTACCAAAATGGGAATACGCTGGAGACGCAGCAGAAGTTGCAGAAGGTGTAGCAATCACTCTTGACCAATTGACTACCAAAAAGTCTGAAATGACAATCAAAAAGGCTGCTAAAGGGTATGAAATCACAGACGAAGCCCTTCTTTCAGGCCTTGGCGATCCAATCGGACAAGCAGTATATCAAGCCTCACTTGCCCTTGCTAACAAGATCGACAATGACCTTGTAGAAGCTGCGAAAGGTGCAGTCCAAAAAGTGGCCGAAACAGCTACTACTGTTGACAACTTGCAAAAAGCTCTTGATATCTTCGAAGACGAAGACGATGCATCTTATGTTGCCTTGGTCAACCCTGCAGACGCTGCTGCTCTTCGTAAAGATGCGGCTCAAAACTGGACTAAAGGTTCAGAACTCGGTGCTGAAACAATTGTGAACGGAACATTCGGTGAAGTTCTTGGTGTTCAAATCGTCCGCACAAACAAAGTAGAAAAAGGTAAAGGCTTCCTCGTGAAAGTCTCTGCTGATGCTACTGATACAGACGATGTGAATAAGTATGGTGCATTTGTTATTGCATTGAAACGTGATGTGATGGTTGAAACTGACCGTGACATCTTGAAGAAAGCAACTGTCATCACTGCAGACAAACACTATGGAACATATCTCTATGATCCATCACGAGTTGTCAAATTCGGTGAATCGTAATTTCAAAAAGGGGGTGACAACGTGAGCATGCTACTACGTTATCACTATCAACAGAGCGAACCAGTCGAACCAGAAACGGTTGAAGAACCAGAAACGGTTGAAGATGTCGCTTTGGACGATATGACGCTAAAAGATTTGAAATCTTTAGCGAAAGAAAAAGGTGTTGAAGGCTATTCCGCGCTTGCTAAAGCTGAATTACTCGATGCTTTGAAAGGATGATTTGATTATGTCGTACATCGATAAAGTAAAAGTGCTGTTGAATATCGAGGACGACTTGCAGGACAAAATGCTCGGTTTAATCGAAGAGATGACAACCCAGCATTTTACTGCCTATACTGGAGATTTTGGAGTACCAGAAAAGTTTGATTACATGATTATTGAAATCATGATCGAACGATTCAACCGCATTGGATCGGAAGGTTACTCTAAGAAGACGCTCGAAGGTTTAACTCTTGAATTTAATCAAGATGATTTTGCTCGATTTAACAAGATCTTGAAACGTGAGTACCCGTCTATCCTTGAAAATCGAGGATTTAAGATGCTATGAGAGAAAGCGAACGTGTTGAACTCGTATTTCAGGCTGAAAAGCCTAAATATGATCCAGAATTAGGACGAATGAGCAACGCAGAGCCTACTAAGAAGGCATTGCCTTGCTTTATCTCTGAATTAGGACTGGAATTGAAAGTTAAACTGCTTGATAAAGTCGATGTAGATGCCAAAATCTTACGTTTTAACCACGTTATAAATGGCCCTATATCGTCCATTGTCATCGCTGACAAGCGCTATAAGGTTATCAGTCGGAAGAATCCAGAGCGACGCTCTACGGTCTTGTATGTGGCTGAGGTAATGGGTTAATGTTTGATATTGATATTAACGATGGAGGGGCAACCCTCTTTTTTGCGCAAGCAGTTAAATTTGACGCACACGAGATCTTAAAAGATCATGGCTCACGCTTGCATAGACGGGCAGTAAGAAACGCTGTCTTTACTCGTGGATATTCTACGGGTGCTACAAGACAGTCTATACATCTTACTGTTGGTCGTGATGAAGCCAAAGTCAAGACTGGTACAGATTATTCGGGTTATGTCGAAGTAGGAACACGCAAGATGGAAGCTCAACCGTACATGGGGCCAGCACTGGAAGAAACTATTCCAGAGTTTGTTGCAGATTTAGAGAAAGGAATGACAGGTAAATGAAACAGCCAGATCAACAATTATTTGATGAAATCTACAAGCGCATTGCTTCGTTGGGCTATGATATTTATCTAGCCTTGCCAGATATGTCTGCCAAATATCCATTCTGCGTAATGGGTGACACGCATTTGATGCCAAACCCTACCAAATCAGGGTTGATTGGTTTAGTAAGCACGAGAGTGCATGTCTGGGACGACATCAACAACCGCAGACGATTGTCAGACATAATCTACAAGATTCAAAACGAATTAAGCAAGATCAATCGCATCGAGAATCGAAGCTGGTCGATGGGCCTCTCTAGTAATAGTCAAATCATTAAAGACAACAGCACAGAAGAAACACTCTTCCATGCAGTCATTGACATGGAATTTAAATTTGTTTAAACGAAAGGAAAAACTAAATGGTATTAGAACCACAAAAAGGTAAAGATCGGATTTTGATGTTCCGCAAGAAAGGCGACAAAACTGCTGCAGCTAAACTTGCTTTGCAAACTGAACACAAATGGGAATACGAACGCAAAACAGATAGCACAAAAACCAAAGATGGTGCTATTTCGGCTGCTGGTGGATTGGAAGTAACTCTCTCAATCGAAGCGGTTGCGTCTCGTGACGAGCTGAACAATATGCTTAAAAACTCTGTAATCGAAGGTTACGAGTTGGAAGTATGGGACATCGACTTGAAGGGCGAAAAACAAGGCGCAAAATACCCAGCATTGTATGCTATCGGTAAATTGAGCAAGTGGGAAGTGCCTGCCAACGTTGAAGATCTCATCACTTTGCAAACTGAAATGGCAATCGATGGTAAACCAGTACCGGGATATGCAACACTTACTGCGGATCAAGAGGCAGAGGTACTTTATGCATTTGCTGACACAACTGCAATCACCGGATAAGCAGTAATAACTACGAGGGCGAAAGCCCTCTTTTATTTTTACTAAAAAACACAAAGAAAAGGAAAAATCATAATGAAAACATTGACAATTAACGAACGTGAACACGAACTATCTTTTGGTATTGCATTTATCCGTGAACTTGATAAAAAATTCTGCTCTAACGTGAATGGAATGAACTTCGGAGCTGGTGTCCGTTCTGCGGTTGTGTATCTCTTGGACGGGAATCCAACAATCTTGGTTGACATCATTCAGGCCGCAACTATCACCAATCGGAGCAAATTATCTGAAAAGGATATTGAGAAATGGCTTGAAGAACAAGATGATCTCGATGTTGTCTTCGATGATTTTTTAACATGTTTCAAGACCTCAAAACTGACCAAGAAGACAACGATGGCGATCGTGGAAGCGGTGGAACAAGCCTAAAAAAAGCCACGGTCGAACTCACTTCTGAACAGACTTATGAAGATCTTATGGCAACTATCTTTGCTTTCTTTGGCATCACAGACTATGTGACTGCTCAACGCATGACGCTGAAAGAATTCAATATCAGACAACGTGCAAGAGATATGCAGATGTTAGACGAAGAAAAGAGAGTATATTTACTTGCTTTTCAAATCCGACAAGCGCAAGCAAGCAAGAAAGATGGAAGATATATCTTCGAGAAGTTCGAAGACTTTTACAACGAAGAAGAGCGACGCAGAACAGTCTTGAATAGATCACAAGGCCCTGCGGTCAATCAAGAACTGATCGAAATTGCCAAGAGACTTCAAAGGAGGCGAAAGGAAGGAGGTATAGATGGCTGATAAGTCCTTTAAAGTAGAAGCCGTGCTGAAAGCCACTGATGCAGGTTACTTTGCCACCATGCAAAAGGCAGGCTCTGCAGTCGAAGGTCTCACGCAAAAGGCTGGAAAAGCTGGATCCAATATCTTTGGATCACTTGAGAAAGTCGGCAAGGGCATGACGATTGCAGGGGCAGCAACCACTGCAATGGGTGTAAAAGCAGTAAAAGGCTTTGGAGACTTCGAGGCCTCACTCAACAAGGCAGCTATCGTAGCTGGTGGTACATCTAAAGACATCGAAGGCCTGGCAGATGTAGCCAACAGAATGGGTAAAGACTTGCCACTGTCTGCACAAGATGCAGCAGATGCAATGATTGTCATGGCCCAAAACGGTGCAAGCCTAGAAACCATTAAGAAAATTTTCCCAGCAATCGCACAAGCGGCAACTGCCTCTGGTGCTGATTTGGTCACAACTGCTGGGGTTGTACAGCAAGCAATGAATGTTTGGGGCGATAGTATTGGCTCTGCTGAACAGGCTGCAGCCGTATTGACTCAAACAGCAAACGTATCTAATGCATCTGTCGAGAGTATGGAGCAAGCCTTATCTAACGTGGCAAGTTCCTCTCGTTTGATGGGTGTGGATATGAAAGACGCATCCACTGCGATCGGTCTGATTACCAATACGGGTATGTCTGCAGCACAAGCATCACAAGACTTGAACCACGCTATGTTGAAGATGGCAGCGCCATCTGAAAAAGCAAGTAAGCTGATGAACAGCCTTGGTTTGAGCTATACAGACGCTGCAGGTAATATGAAGCCGTTCAAGCAGATCTTGATTGAAGTAAACGATAAGATCAAAGATATGTCTCAATCTGAGAAGGCTGCGACATTGAAGACCTTGTTTGATACATCAGGGATGCAAGCTATCAGTCCATTGCTTGATAGTATTTCAAACAAAACTAAAGATGCCACTAAATCATGGGATGCCGCTAGAGGATCACTCGAAGAGGTATCACGATCACAAGGTGATGCGGCTGCTTGGCTTGCTAGACAAGCAGAGGACATGCAGAATAACGTTGGTTCCAAGCTTGAACAAGTTGGCGGTTCATGGGAGGCCTTGCGTAATAAAGTTATGGCATCAAACAAAGGGATGCTCACAGGTTTATTGTCTGGAACATCCAAAACCATTGAATGGGCTACAGAGAGTGATAACGCAGTAGCCAAGGTCATTCGTGGCTTCGTTGGTATGTCTCCAGTTGTAGGGCCTGCAATGACTGCGATTGGCACAACTATGACACAGACACGCTCGATTGTGAGTGGTTTAGGTTCTGCGTTTAGTTTGGCAAAGACAGCAATGACCTCTGGATGGGGGTTGATTGCAATCGGTATCGCACTAGTAGCAAAATATTTTATTGACTTATACAAAAATAGTGAATCATTCCGGAATAAAGTCAACGCAGTAATTAAATCAGTACAATCTGGTTTTTCAGCCCTTGCAAGCAAACTGAAACCAGTCATTGATGGCATTAAGAAAATGTTCAGTGGGGTTCCCAATGCTGGTGGTCTGCTTGGTGCAATTAGCGGTGCTGGTCTAGCTATCGGTGGGCTGTTTATGGTTCTGAAAAAGAATCCATTCGCAGCATTTGCATCCAAGGGTCAACAATCAATGGGGTTGCTCTCTAAATTAAACCCATTTAGTGGATTAGGGGCTAAAGCTACTACTGAATCAAAAGGAGTAGAAAACGCATTTAGACAATCAGACGGAGTCATCAAACAAATCTTCACAGGTTTAGGTGAGGGCATCAAGTCTGCGTTGACTGGTGTTGCGATTGCTGCAAAAGGTATCGGCTCTGGTCTTGCTACCGCATTTAGAGGAATTGGACAAGCGTTGGCAATAGCTAACCCAGCAAATATCCTCGCATTATCTGTTGCTATCGTAGCAGTTGGTGCTGCAATGGCACTTGCTGGTATGCAAGGCGCTGGAATCGCTCAAATCTTGCAAGGAATCGGTAGCGTGGTTCAATCTATTGGTCAAGCGTTTGCCACTGTAGCAACTGCGATCATCGGTGCATTTGCTCAAGCTATTGTAACAGTAGCTCCTGCAATTCAAGCGTTTGTTCCAGTTATTAAGGCCGTTGGTTCTGCGATTGCAGAAATCATTACTGCTGTAGGTGGTGTTGCCCCTCAATTGGCTGTATTAGTCAATGCATTTGGCACATCATTCAGCGCTATTATTCAAGCAGTAGGTTCTGCGGTTCAACAAATCGCATCTGGTATTTCTCAAATCGTGACAGCACTTGCTCCGATCGTAGAAACTATCGGAAATGTAATCATCAAAGTTGCTGAAATTATCATGACGAACTTGCCACCAGTTCTACAAGCGGTAACTCCACTTGTGGAAGTTTTAGGCAAGGTATTCACGACTACAGCACAGATCATTGCGGATGCAGTAGTGCGAATTGTCCAAGTGCTACAACCAGTTATGCCAGCAGTCGCACAGATAGCGCAAGCGGTTGGACAAGCGGTATCTTCCATTGCTCAAGCATTTGCTTCGATTGTCGGACAGATCGCACCAATCATCAACAGTATTGCGAACCTATTTACAAGCGTAGGTAATGCAATCAAGACTGCATTGAGTCCTGTTACTCCAATTCTTAGAGCATTTGGTAATGTGGTTAACACTGTATTTAAAGGCGCATCTAATGTCATTAAATCATTTGGCCAAGCTGTTAAAAGCATTTTGGACGGTGTCTCTGGTGTCATCAAGTCAATTGGTGGTGCTATCAAAGACGCTGGTGAAGGTTTCAAACGTTTTGGTCAAGGTGTAAAACTAGCAGGAGACCACGGCCTACAAGCGGCCGCTGGTATCGGTGCAGTTGCCACTGCGGTTCTTGGACTTGGTGGCGCGTCTGCTGGTGGTAACTTGAATGGATTCCGTGCCGATTTGGACAAATTAGACACGGTAATGTACAAGATTGGTAGTCGTAATGTAGGATCTATCTTTACACAGATGGCATCTGGTATGCGTGCCGCAGCGTCTGCAGTTAATCCACTTGCAAACGGTCTGCCAAAAGTTGCGACAGCAATGACGACAATTGGCCCTGCTGCAACAGCATCATCTAGTGGCATCCGATCGTTTGGTACAGGATTCCAACAAATGGCATCTGCAGTAACTCGATCCGCAGTGATGTTCACGATGCTAAACAGTCAGTTTGCATCATTCGGATCTGCCATCATAAATGCTACATCGTCATTGAGTGGATTTAACACAATGATTACCAGCGTGCAATCTGGATTCACGTATATCATTCAATCGATCACATCCTTTATCTCAGTATTAACAAGCCTCGGAAGTAGTATCCGTACAGTTCAAACGACTATAGCGCAACTTGGTACATCAATGGTACAATCTGCGTCTGGGTTCTCACAACTTGGTAATGCTATGCGTACAGCTATGTCACAAGTGGTCACTGCGGTTAATACTGGAATCCAACAAGCTAGATCTGCGCTATCTCAAGGCTTTGTAAGTATGAGTACAGTTGTGTCGACTTCGATGAACAACGTGGCAACTGGTGTAAGAATGGCCATGACCACGATGAACATTTCTGTCACACAAGCAATGACGCAAATGGGGGCATCAATCAGAACGTCCATGACCTCTGTCAGCTCTATGACGCAAGCGATCTTGAATAATATCGTGACGACTATTTCAATGTCATTCCAACGCATGACCATGACGATCACAATGGCAATGATGCAAGCAAGTATGGCTATCCAGTCAGGTATGATGCGCATGGTGTTGACGATGACCACAAGCGGTATGCAGATGGCCCAAATCGCACAGAGAACTGGACAACAGATCTCGCAAAATATCACGAATGGTATTAGAAATGGTGTCGGCAGTGCTAGAAGTGCGATGCATGCAATGATGCATGCTATCCAAGCAGTTGGAATGGCTGCAGTTGGTACAATGCGATCAGTCGGTAGCATGATTGGTCATGGTTTGGCTCAAGGTATGTATTCCGCTCTTGGTGCAGTAACTGCTGCGGCAAATGCACTCGTTGCACAGGCAGAACGTGCTGCGCAAGCTAAAGCTAAGATCCACAGTCCATCACGGCTATTCCGTGACAATGTCGGTAAATTCTTGGCTCTTGGTGTGGCTGATGGTATTGATCGCAATGCATCCGAAGTATCAAAATCAATGGAGAATTTGATTGACGATGCCTCTCAATACACTGCAAGCAATCCTCTTGGTTCTGGTTTTGACTACAACGGAGTAATCAACCACGAAATCAAAGAGGCAGATAGCCAAAATAAACCAATGCAATTAACTCTTGAATTGGGTGGTCGTGCCTTCTCTGCGTTCGTAGAGGATATCACTACTGCTCAAGGTAAGAGAGAACGTATCAGATTAAAGACAAGTCCTCTATAAATGAGGGCTTTGCCTTTTTATAAAAATGAAGAAAGGGGGAAAAATGTATAATTTCACAGATACAAATGAGATTTTAAAAAGCTATGAAATGGGCATCCAAACGACATTTAATGGCAAAACGCTTGAACGTGAGCTTACAAATGCAAATGGAGCATTTCAGACCGTCATGATTTCTGGTCGTGGTGTCGTAGACCAAGAACATCAGACAGTTGATGTGACTGGTCGTGATGGCAAGGTTTTCAGACGCAAGTCTTACAAAGAGCGTGAAATTGAGATCACTGCTTTAATTTCTGGAATCAACAACTCTGCTTTCCGTTTGCAATTTGAAAAACTGAATGAGCTACTGGATACGAATGAGCCGAGCGATTTGATTTTTGGTGACGAACCAGATCGAATTTATAAAGCACAGTTTGAATCCGCAGACATTCCAGACGAAGAAAGCAACCAACAAATCATTAAATTGAAAATGATCTGTTACGATCCAAAAAAACTCACGAACAAGAAGACTGTTACTGGAAATCAGGTCAATTATGCAGGAAGTAAGGAAACATACCCTAAAATTTCCTTTATGGTTGGTGTTAACGTTAATGAAATCAATCTTCTGCACGTTGAACAACAGAAGTATATTCGGCTAAAAGGCACATATACACAAGGGAATCGCATCGAAATTGACATGAAAGAACGCACGATCAAGTTGAATGGCAGAAATGAGCTTAAAAATTTCGACATGGTGAACAGCAGATTTTTCTCTTTAAAGAAAGGGGATAATACATTAAGATTGACCCCATCGAGTCAAATGACGATTGAATTTAGTGAGGTGTATCAATGATTTATTTATTTAATAATAAAGAAGAATTGATCCACATCATCAAGGAACAAGATCTAATCGAATTTACTCATAAAATCGAAATCAACACATTTGATGCTGCAGAGTTTGAACTTCCTATCGAGGCAATCGACAAAGAAATCATCGAACAGATGCGATTCTTTGGTTTCTTCGTGCGAGGCCGTCAATTTGGGGTGTTTAAAGCCTATGAAGTGACTATGGATGATAATTACATCATCAAAGGTCTCGATCGTGCAGAGAGCGATCTGCGTACAGTCCGAATCATCAAGGACAAGCGACTGCAAAGTGTCACTGCAGACCAAGCCTTGAACGTAGCATTAGAAGGCACAGGCTATCAACTAGGTGAAAGAGAAGGTCTTACCAAAGTAAATAAGACAAACTTCTACTATATCAGTCCTCGTGAAGCTCTCGTGAAGATTATCGAGGCTTTTAATTGCGAATTTCGTGTGCGATATGAGTTTGTGGAAAATAAGATCATCAACCGTTACATTGATCTGTATCATCGGCAAGGTTCATACTCTGGTGTCCAATTTGAGTACGGAAACAATGCTCTTGAAGTCACAATGGAAGAGGACTCTGACAATGTTGTCACTGCTCTTATTGGTCGTGGTAAAGGTGAGGAATCAACAGATTCAGAAGGCAACGCAACTGGTGGATACGGTCGAAGAATCGAGTTTACCGATATCGTTTGGACGAAAGCAAGTGGTAAGCCTATCGATAAGCCTGCTGGACAAAATTACATCGTTTTGAATGATGATATTGAGAACAAGGGCCTTTATCAAAATGGTGAGCTAAAGCATCGCTGGGGTGTATTCGTTGATGAAGAGATCGAGGACAAAGAAGTCCTACTTCAAGCAACATATCAAGAACTCTTGAGGCTCAACAATCCTATTCGCAAGTACAAAGCAAGCATCTTGGATCTACGAGACGACATTTGGCTCGGTGATCGTGTCGCAATTGTCAAGGATTCTGCAAAGTTATCTTTTGAAGCCCGTATCTTTTCAATTACGATTGACAAACTCAACTTTGACCAATCAGAAGTTGAACTCGGTGATTATGAGACTTTGAAAAGTCAGTCGCAAAGTAGCTCGCTAAATGCCGTCAAGGAAGCTGTCAGAGAGTTATCAGAAGAACAAGAGGCTTACAATCGAAAAGTCCAAGAAATGATCGACAACAAGAACGCTGAAATTGCTGAAAAAATGCGTGTGATGCGTCTCGATATGGACAATGGCATTGAAGATGCCAAAAATAAGGCTGAAAAAGTAAAGCAAGAAGTTGCTGCCAAAGTTGATGAAACTGTTAAGGTTGCAAGTCAAAAAGCAAAGAACGAAATTACACAAGAGTTCAATGCGACATATGGCGACATCACTGTCAAAATGGAAGAGCTAAAGTCTACTGCCGACCAGTTGAAAACTAATGATGTGGACATCAAGAAGCTGATCAATGATTTCAAAGCTCAAACACAAAGCCAATTTTCTGGAATCCAAGGCGCACAATCACGCTTTGAGCAGACTACAGAGAAAGCCATCTCTGACCTGACCAATGTGGCCAATGGCAAAGCAGATCGCTCTTACGTTGAACAGACAGTGAATGGCATCAAAGCAGAGTTCACTTCAATAGGGGCTGGCGGTGGTCCTAACATGCTCAGAAACTCAAGAGCAGATGAGGGGTTGAAATATTGGACTGAACCAAATGGACGAATGAGCTTCACTACTCACCGCTACTATTTCAATGGACAGAAACGCATGTTTCTATTGAGTAATGGCGCATCTGTTCACAGCCCACGCTTTATCATCAAGCAAAATACAAATTATATGCTTAATTTGATAGCTTTTGATGCCAACACTGCAAGGGTTAAGATCACTTTTTGCAAACGTAGAAAGGGGTCTATTAATGACTTTGACGAAAAACAGATCATTTTTGACAAAACCGGCTCACCAGCTTTCAACTCTGATAGAGCTGTCAAAAAATCATTCAGCTTCAACACAGGAGCTTTTGATGAAGGATACCTTCTCTTTGAATATCAAGGAAGACCAAACGTGTGGTCTGGAATGTTCATGACAGAGCTTGATTTTTATGAAGGCAACAATGAACGTAAATGGCAACCAGCCCCAGAAGATCAGGAAGCTATTGTCACGAATGCTTCAGCATCATTTGAACGTACCGCACAAGGACTTAAAACACAAATCACAGCACTTGAACAGTACACTGGAGAAAGTGGAATCCTTGAATCAAGGTTGAAACGTTACACAGAAGAGCAGACAAGTAACACCCTGAAGACTATCCGTGAGAATTTATCCGAGAATTATATTTCTAAGAATAAGTACACAGAAGACTCTGAGGGGATCACAAGAAGAATTGAAGCTCTTGGAAGTCAGATTGACCAAGAAAACCTTGTTAGATTATCAGAGACATTGAAAGAGTACACTGTCTCTAATAATAATAATAATAATAATAGGTTTTCAAGGCCTGAAGACGGCATCTTCAAAATGAAAATTTCAGGCTCTCCCAGCTATACATGGCTTGGACCATGTTTCCCTTTGTATATTGACAAAATCGCAAAAGGTGAGACTTATTCTGTAGGTTTTGAATATATGATCAAGTCTGGAGTAGAGGTTGACAAAGGTCTTGTATTTACATTGAAGAAGCATTCAAACAACAAAGGTATTTTTGGACAAACTTTCGCAGACAAGAACACTCCAAAAGATAGATGGTTAAAAGCTGAATTCCACTTCACTGCTGACCGTGATTTTGAATTTGATAAAAGTGGGAACTTCCCATTCTACATCTATGCTGTGAATAACGGTGAATTTTGGATTCAAAAACCAATGTTAGTCAAAGGGGGCAAACTTCCTCCATATCGTCCAAATAGTCTTGATTCAATCAACTTACGAATTGAGAGTAAACTTGCTGAATACAAGCAGACTGTTGACGGCCAATTCTCAACATTTTCAACCGAGTTCGGGAATAATCTGAGATATGCCACAGAAGGTCTAAACAATAAACTTGCAACTCAGGAACAAGCACTCACAACAAAAATTGCTAACCAAGCACAAGAGACTGACTCTAAACTTCAAGCTCAAGCAGATGAGACTAACCAGAAACTATCCAGTCAAAACTCTGTACTCAATGACAAGTTGGATGATTTCAAGGAAAGCATCAACGGGCGCTTTGCTAACTATCAGCAGACTGTAGATGGTCAAGTGGCAACAATTGTCAGCCAATTTGATGGAGTCCTCAAGAAAACGGACATCAACATCACAGATGGTCAGATCTCATTTGGTACAGGAAAGAGCATTAATGGTCGGACCATCAGCTCATTGCTGGTACAGGAACCTGAAGCAATCGCTTTGATCGCTCAATTGATTAAGGTGAAAGGTGATATGGTAGTCGATGGATCTATCACAAGCAGGCATCTGGCATCTCAGAGCGTTCGAACAGGACACATGGAATCTGGATCAGTAACCACTCAGATTCTGGCCAGCAATGCAGTCACAGCAGATAAGTTGTTAGTAGATTCAGCCATGATCAACAAATTTGTATCAAATCAAGCTTTTATTAGAGAACTGATTTCACAACAGGCTTTTATTACTGAGTTGAATTCCATCAAGATTGCTGCTGAAAGAATTCAAGGTGGACGATTGAGTGCCAACAACGGGGCTACAGTATTTGACTTAGATAACGGGACTATCAATCTATTTTCAAATACTGGCACAATTCGAAGAATCGATGATACAAGCTCCTCACAATTTATCAAATTTAACCAAGTTGGTCTTATTGGTGAGTATCTAAGAGACAATAAGGCTGCCAGAATCGTCATAGGAACAAATCAAGACAAAACTGAAAATACAGAAAATGGAACATTTGCTGGGATGCGCTTGTGGTCAGGAGCGAAGAATGATGTAAAAGAATCTTTGTACGAACTTGTTGGTGATCGAATCATATTCTATGCAAATGGTCAGTATAGAAGTCCTTGGATTATTCACAATAATACTAAAGATGGAAATAGCTATTTGATTCCAATGAATGAAAAAGGCGTTAAACATAATTTAGGGCGTGGCGATAAACATTTTAGCAAAGCTTATATAGATGATCTATTTATTGGGAAAGGATCACAAAATGTAGGAGGCTATCTATGGGATATCTTGACTTGTTTTGGTATTCTCGCTCGTTATGGTTGGGATCTAAAAAATGGAGCTGTTCAAAATCATATAAAATCAAATCTCATCAATAAATATGGCTTTAAATAGAAAGGAAATTAACATGAACGAAAATATTCTACTAGCTATGATTGCTGAATTAAACAAGCAATTAGGCGACAAAACACTCGGAGAGATTGAGTTTAAGGCTCGATGTACTTACCTACAAGAAAAACTAGATCAGCTCACACAAGAGCTAGAAATCTATCGCTCTGTCCTAGAATCTGACAAAGATTTGAAGGACCTATTTGAAGAAGTTAAGAATAAAAATGAGGTAAATGCTTAATGAATTATAAAGTACAGTTCAAATCCTATGATCCAGTAGCTAATGCCACAAAGGTTTCCATCAAGCAAGATTACCCTTACCGGGTATTTGAAGAATCCCTTCCAAATAACCGCATGGGAGATGAAGAGACAGCCCTTGTGAATGCTGTTCTAAATCTTGTCCGAATGGAACTAGACCCTTCTGGCGCTATCGTATCCCTCAAGAAAGAGCTTGATAAGTCTGTCGATGCCAATAAGGATGCTATTCAGAAAATTCAAGAACTCACTCAGGAAAACGAAAAGAAAGATGTCCTAATTCAAAATAACAAAGCACTTGCTGACTGGTCTGTCCTTGTAGCTGTGACCAATCAAGACAATCCACTGGATCCAACACTCTACAAGCGAGCGCTTGAGCTTGTAGAAGCTGCTCAAGTAGGTAAAACTTACAAACAACATGACATCTTCACCTTGATTGATCCAGACCACACTGAAAAATTCAGTGAAGGGAAACGTGTTCTTGTTCAAGTCAATTATGATTTCACATATAACGGGGAATCAATCAAAGACTTGAAAGGCCCACTTCTTCAAAATGGTAAGCTTGCAATCTATAATTGGGAAGTTCCCAAAGAAGAAAAACAAAACAAACCATCAGGAGACCTTGAAACCCAACCAGTAGCACAACCTGAATCATAAATTGAGAGGAGTGTGATTGATGTATCAAGAACCAGATGGAATCTTTGGAATTATCGAAGTAGTGCGTGACTTTTATGATCACGGAATTGATGAACACATGATTGTATTTCTCTTGATGGCCATTGTGGCTCTAGATATCGTTTTAGGTGTGGCTAGAGCATGGGCCTATCATGAGTTCTCAAGCAGAAAATGGAGGAAAGGGCTAGTAAGTCACACAGCTATGATTTTAATTACAGCCATTGGCTATCCATTCGCCCTATATATGAATCTTGGACCCGTAGTTGATGCCTTTATTGTCGCAATGATGGCAGCATACGGTTCAAGCATTCTTGCCAGTCTCTCAGCTTTAGGAGTTGAAATTCCTGGCCTAGATCGTCTTGTGAAACAAAATATTGATCATGAGAAATTTCAGTTAAAAGATGGCTTGGAAGAGCCTAGTAAATTAATCAAAAAAGGAGAAAAGAAAAATGAATCAAATCACTGATATTGTAGCAAGCAGCTCAATGAGTATTTTAGTAGTTATGGTTGGAATCATCGTTCAAGCGGTTAAAAAATACCTCTTGACTCGTGGTGGTAAGAAAGCCATTGAAGTGGCTGAAATCCTTGCAAAGAACGCTGTGAACGCTACTGAACAAGTAGCAGGGACATTGGACATCCACGGAAAGGATAAGATGGAGCATGCTAAAACTAGCTTGATTGAAGGGCTAGAAGCATATAACATCAATTTGACAAATGACCAATTAAACACATTCATTGAAGCCGCTGTGAAAAAAGCCAATGAACAATGGAAGAAATGAGGCATTAAAATGGCAACATTAAATGACATTCTAAATTATGCAGAAACTTTGGCAAATCAAGGTGTGGGAGCTGATGCAGATGGCGCATACGGAACCCAATGTGTGGACTTACCAAATTCAATTTCTATCAATTATTTTGGGAAAGCTCTCTGGGGAAATGCTATTGACCTACTTAATTCAGCCGCTGGGTTAGGATATGAAGTAGTATATGATGCAATTGGAGTCAACCCACGAGCAGGAGCCATCTTTGTCATGGATACAACTTACCTGTATGGCCATCCTTATGGTCACACAGGAATTGTAATTGAGGACAGCGATGGAGTCACTATGCGAACTATAGAACAGAATATTGATGGCAATGCTGATTCCCTTTATGTTGGAGGTCCTGCACGATACAACACACGCAACTTCGATGGAATTGTTGGATGGTTCTATTTCCCAACTGATGACACATCTGTGACATTTGAACAACCAGAACCATCAGAACCATTGACAATTGAATCAAGTGGATTCCATCCAGAAACAGGAACATTCACTGTTGAAGTATCTGCTCTAAATGTACGAGCTGAAGCCGGTCTTGGAGCTGAGATTGTAGCTGTGTATAGTGTAGGTCAAGAAATCAACTATGATGGATGGATTGACAATGATGGCTACATTTGGATCTCTTACATTGGCGGTTCTGGAAATCGTAGATATGTAGCTGTAGGACAGTCTGAAAACGGGGAACGCATCACAGACTTTGGATCTTTTAAATAGATATCTGTGATTTGTAGAATAAGAGGATTTAGATGATCGGAAAAAATTCAACTAATCTGAAACAAACGAAAGGTGGGGAAGTCATCAAACAAGGTGACTCCTCATCTATCTTTGAATATGAATTATTAGACTATGATGGCAACAAATTCAGCTCTCTTGATGGGAAAAACGCTAAGATCAAAATAGCGAATGCCAAAGGAAAGAAGACAATTGAAACTGTTGTAGAAAATTCTAAAATTCAGTTCAAACTTGAAAAAATTCTACCTGCTGGCATCTATCAAGTTGAGGTTGAATGTGATGGCTTCATCTTCCCAAGTGACAAGAGTGCTAAAATTGATATAATTCAATCTATTGAAAATTATCAAATAAGCAACATTGTTGAAATTGAGAAGTTCAACATACAGGAAGAAATAGCCACTTACATAGCCACACATCAAATTCAACCATACAATGACAGTCAAATCATCAAGAGAATTGAAGCACTAGAAAACAGACCACAAACACATTCAGGGACGGTTGACCTAACTAATTATTTGACATCAGATCAATCGTATCAAACATTTGTGACCTATAGTGTCCTTCAATCTCAGATGACAACCAACATCAAGGAGAAGCATCTGGAACTTGGAATTGATGCGCTAATAGATGAAAAGCTAAAAAATGGCGGTGACTCATTTATCACCGGCCATCAAGCAGAAAACATTTTTGCTTCAAAACAAGAGCTTGCAGCTATTGTTTCACGAGTTCAAGCGCTAGAAAATAAAGCATAGTTTTCACCCTCCAAAATGGAGGGGTTTTTTATTTTGCCTGAAACTAGTTCCAGATTAAAAAAAACTTTAATTATTTTTATAAAAAGTGTTGACGTATGTCAACAAGTGGTGTATAATTAAATCATAAAGATAAGAAAAGAGGAAATCAAAATGAAAAAATCACTAACATCACAAGAACAAATCGCACTAGCAAAAGAAATCTTACAAGTTAAGAATCGTAGAGAACGCTCATTAAAACTTGGAGAAATCCTAGACCGTGAAAAGTTATCATCAGATGCCATGTATGAATTGTACAACACCCTATTAACAGCAATCAGAGTTTACGGAGATGTTATCGGGTTCGATGATAAAGACTTCAAAGAAATGGCTCTCACAATCTTACTTCTTGAAAAAGTAAGTGAAGTAAAAACAACCAATGCAGCATAGAGGGGCGATGCCCCTCCTAATCTATAACATAAGAAAGGGAGTTCAAAAGAACTCAAAGGAAATCAAAAATGGAAATCATCACAACTCTTCAAAACGGACAGCCACAAACAGCATACGTTACAACAGAAGAATTTCAAACATTGACTTTTAAAAATGGCGAAATTCCAACTTTGGGAAATTTTGGAGAAATTGAAAAAATCAAAGTTTGGTTTAATGGGCAAGGTGAAGTTTGCACACACAAAGAATTTTACGTTGTTAAAGGTAACGGACGATTTTTCAAACGTGAAGCAGTGAAGAAAAACGGACAACTTAAAGCAAGCACAATCAAAGCATTGAAAACACTAGGTTAAGAGGTGACTGAATGATTATTAATACAAAAAAGGTTGAAATGGTCTTGATGAACAAGGCCATTCCAGCCAATCTACTAGAACGAGAAATTGGGATATCACGTTCTGCTATCACTAGAATTAGAAATGGTCAGAGAGCATTCAAGAATTTAACTATTGAAACTGCTGAGAAAGTTCAACAATGGATCAATGACGGGCATTATACATTTAGCTACGATTATAGCGACTTGCTGGACGAATTGAATTCAGACATTGAAGAGGGTCTTACAGGAAAATATCTTTATGTCGTTAGAGGTGATTATAATGAAGTTATGGAAAAAAGCATGATCATTGATTATTACTACAGTCCAGATGAAATTAAAGAGGGAGATCTTGCTGAGAAGATGCTGACCGCTGAAGTCGTGGAAGAAATGGAAAAAGACAATTCTATTTTTTAAAGTCACTTTCAAAGTGGCTTTTTTCTGTTATAACGGAAAATTTCATAGATGTCTGTTATAACCTCAAATGCTTATCAAAAAATCTTTTCCTATTTAAATAACTTCCCTTTATGTCCAAGATAAAAAATAAAACTTGAACTTTCTTGAAAGCTATGCTAAACTAGCAATGTGAGCAATGAAGTTGTGAAGTTTTAGAAACAGTCCTTAAAACAGACCCAAAAAGCTAAAAACAGCGAATTGATTGACTTTCAGAAACTCCCACCGGCTCCATATATCTATTAGAAACAGCGAGTAATCGGTGTTTTTTTATTAAGGATAGCCTCTTCCGGTTTTTTACTTATTGTGTTGGATTGGGTTCTACCTATTTTTTAGTTGACAGGGGTCCTTCTTTTCCGTATAATGGATACTAGTTTGGAAGATTACTCAAGAGGCTTAAGAGGCCGTGTTGGAAACGCGGTAGGCGTGTAAAAGCGTGCGTGGGTTCGAATCCCATGTCTTCCGTAATTAAAGGAAACAAGTGAGATAACTTGTTTTTTTTATGTCTGAAAATTGGAAAACTCCCCGATGGAAGGTATTTCTAACGGGGAGTTCTTTTAGTTTTTATGTTTCCAGTTACTATAGATTCCAAAGAGAAGAATCCAAATGCTTGCTCCAATCGCACCAATAACAGTTGATTTTTGTAGGAAGAGACAGACGAAGACAAAGAGAAAGAAGAGGATGGTAACAGGATTGAGAATTTTGTAGGCAGGCATGACAAAACCTTCTGGAAGAAAGTCTTTGGACTTGCGGTATTTCAAATGAGCTAGCATGGTCAAGATATAAATGGCAATGTAGACACCTGATGAAGAAGCGGTAATGAGTGAGAAGGCATCTGACACACTCGGAAGGACATTGATTAAGGCCGAAATTGCTACAATAATCGCAGAGAAAATGATCGCTCGGCTAGGGATTCCAAGGCGAGACAAACGATCCAAATGGAGGGCTTTCATGACTCTGTTATTAGGGGTTTCTTTAGCGAGTTGATAGAGATGGCGTCCAGTTGAATAGAGGGTTGAATTTAGTGAGGACGCTGCAGCAGTTAAGACTACGAAATTGATGAAGGCAGCCGCCCATTTAATCCCCGCCATATTAAATACCATAACAAAGGGTGATTTGTTTTCAGGAAGTTGTTGCCAAGGAACAATGGCCATCAGTGCCAATAAGGCTCCAACGTAAAAAACGACAATTCGGATCGGAATTTCCTTGATGGCCTTTGGTAGAACGGTGCGAGGGTTTGCTGTTTCAGAAGTCGTTACTCCAACAAATTCAATAGCCTGATAGGCAAAAAAGACCATCTGGAAGGTCATAACAAAACTGACCCATCCTTTAGGAAAGAGCTGAAAGCCGGTTGTTATATTGGAGAGACTGGCATGTCCAACAGGAGTTTCAAAATGGGTGACTAGCATAAAAATAGATGTAGCAATTAAGGCAAGAATGGTAATTATCTTAATCATGCCAAACCAGAATTCTACTTCTCCAAAAACCTTGACGGCAATTAAGTTAACAGAACTCAGGAGAATAAGAAAGATGATTTGGATTTGCCAGGCGGGCCAATTTGGAAACCAGAATTGAATAAAATCAGAGACAGCGGTAATTTCTGCCATCCCTAAAAAGATGAGAGAGAGCCAATAAGACCAACCGGAGAAATAGCCCCAACCTTTTCCTAAATAGTTAGAAATAAAGTTGATAAAGGTGTGTTGGTCAGGGTCCATGTAGAGCATCTCCCCAATAGCACGCATCATGAGATACATGAACACTCCGGTCAGGAGGTAAACAAGGATGATAGATGGGCCCGTCAGATTGAGAGATCGACCAGCACCAAGGAAGAGGCCAGTTCCAATCGTTCCAGCGATAGCGATTAGTTGGACATGTCGGTTTTGCAGTCCTCGGACCATTCCATTATCTGACTTACTATCCTTCTCCTTTTGAGATGACTGAATTGACATAGGTATTCCTCCAAATGAACTAATAGTAATTTTAAAATAAAAAACCGTTTATCGAATTGAAGCAGTTTTCACTTCTGGATAAAGGGAGAAGATGAAAAAAATAAAGTAATTTTTTTCAAATTTTCATAAACTTACAATTCGTTTTTCAACTATATCATGAATGATTCAATTGGTCAATTCCTTAAAGGAATTTCCTGTTTTCCATTTTAAAAAGTAGGAAAGGTTCGAGCTTCAATTTATAAAAAGGAGAGAAAGAATATTATTTTCTTCTTTACCTGAATTCCTGTATAATAGAAGGAAAGAACGGATAAGAAGGAGATCAGGGTGATTACACAGCTGGACACAAAATCGGTTTATACCTTTATGGACAGTTTAGTTTCTATTCGAGACTATATTCAGCGCGCAAAAGAAATGGGTTACCAACAGATTGGTCTCATGGATGTAGATAATCTATATGGTGCTTATGAATTTTTAGAAGAATGCAAAAAGGCTGGAATGGGTGCTGTTTTGGGTCTAGATCTGGAAGTTCAGCTTTCGGAAGGCCCCTTATCCATCCGACTAATCGCTTTGGGGACACAAGGTTATAAAAATTTAATGAAGATTTCAACCTTGAAGATGATGGGAACCAGTGATTGGGAGGCTTTCCAGCATTTGTTGGCAGATTTAGCCATTCTCGTTCCTTATTTTGAGGGGATTGAATTTCTAGACTTGGGAGTAGAGTATGAGATTGCGGTCTTCCCAGATACCCCGACGAAGGATTTGCCTCGTCCTGTTTTCCCTCTTCATACGGTGCGCTATTTCTCAACAGAGGATTTGGAAAGTTTACAGATGCTCCATGCTATCCGAGAAAATAGTAGCTTGAGAGAGATAGGAGCAGTTGATCCAACGATGGTCTTCCTCTCACCAGAAAAGTTAAAAGAAGCCTTTGACCACAATTATCCAGGTAGTATCAAGCATTTGGAAGAGGTCCTTGCAGATGTGCATTACGATATTGACACAGAATTGAAGCTTCCTCGCTTTAATCCGGAACGTCCAGCTGTAGATGAGTTAAGGGAGTTGGCGCAAGCCGGTTTGAAGGAAAAGGACCTGGACCAAGATGCCTATCAAGAACGCTTAGCTAATGAATTGTCGGTGATCCATCAAATGGGATTTGATGATTACTTTTTGATTGTCTGGGATTTGTTGCGCTTTGGTCGTAGCCAAGGCTACTATATGGGAATGGGGCGTGGTTCGGCAGTTGGGAGTCTGGTAGCTTACGTGCTAAACATCACAGGAATTGATCCTGTTAAAAACCAGCTCCTCTTTGAGCGTTTTTTGAACTTAGAACGCTACACAATGCCCGATATCGATATTGATATTCCAGATGTCTATCGACCAGAATTCATTCGTTATGTGAGAGACCGCTACGGTAGTCCACATGCGGCCCAAATTGTTACTTTTTCAACTTTTGGAGCTAAGCAGGCCATTCGAGACGTTTTTAAGCGCTTTGGGACACCAGAATATGAGTTAACTAATTTGACCAAACGAATCGGCTTCCGGGACACCCTCACCACTGCCTACGAGAAAAATCTATCCTTCCGACAAGCCATCCAAAGTCGACCAGAATACCGTAAAGGATTTGAAATCGCAAAGAAAATCGAAGGTCAACCGCGCCAAACTTCCATTCACGCAGCGGGTGTGGTCATGAGTGATGACGATCTGACCAATCAGATTCCTCTTAAAATGGGAGAGGATATGAACTTGACCCAATATGATGCACACGGTGTAGAGGCCAATGGCCTGCTTAAAATGGACTTTTTGGGGCTTCGAAATCTAACCTTTGCTCAACGGATGAAGGAGGGAGTCTGGGAAAAGTATCAAGAAGATATCCAAATTGAAGCGATTCCCTTAGAAGATCCAGAAACCTTAGCCTTGTTCGCAGCGGGGGATACAAAAGGGATTTTCCAATTTGAGCAGTCAGGAGCGATTCGTTTGCTTAGACGAGTTCAACCCAATTGTTTTGAAGAGATCGTTGCGACGACGTCCTTAAATCGACCAGGGGCTAGTGACTATATTGATAATTTTGTCAAACGCAAGCATGGGAAAGAAAGGATCGATATGATTGACCCGAGCCTGGAAAAGATTTTGACGCCTACTTATGGCATTATGCTCTACCAGGAGCAGGTTATGCAGGTAGCTCAGACCTTTGCAGGTTTTAGTCTTGGGAAAGCCGATATTCTTCGACGGGCCATGGGGAAAAAGAATGCAGCTGAAATGCACCGGATGGAAGATGATTTTGTGCAAGGAGCTATTCAGTTGGGACATAGTGAAGTAAAAGCTAAGCAGGTCTTTGCTATCATGGAAAAATTTGCAGGTTATGGTTTTAACCGATCACACGCCTATGCCTACTCAGCCTTGGCCTTCCAGTTAGCTTATTTCAAGGCCCACTATCCAGATGTCTTTTTTGATGTCATGCTCAATTATTCTAGTAGTGACTACCTAACAGATGCTCTTCAATTCGATTTTCAATTGGCACCTTTATCCATCAATACGATTCCGTATAAGGACAAGTTTCAAGACCAAAAGATTTACCTGGGAATGAAAAATATTAAGGGTCTTCCAAAGGACCTAGCTTATTGGATTATTGAAAACCGCCCCTTTGTGAGCATTGAGGATTTTATTTTACGATTGCCGATGCAGTATCACAAACTGCCTCTCCTGACTCCTTTGGTAGAGTTAGGCCTGTTTGATGGCTTTGAAAAAAATAGAAAAAAAGTTCTCCAGAATTTACCGAATCTATTTGTCTTTGCGGATGAGTTAGGGAGTCTCTTTGGAGAAACAAACTATTCTTGGATAGAGGCCAAAGATTTCAGCAAGGCTGAAAAATATGAGATGGAGCAGGCTATCATTGGTGTTGGTCTTAGCCCTCATCCTTTAGTAGAAATTGCGGCTACTAGTTCAGAATCTATTCGTCCCATCTATTCTCTTAGTGAAGGAGAACAAGCTACCGTCTTAGTTGAAGTCCAGTCTATTCGGACTATCCGAACTAAAAATGGAGAAAACATGGCCTTCCTACAGGTGTCTGATTTACGTAAGAAATTGGATGTCACCCTCTTTCCAGAGACTTATCGTCAATATGGTAAGACAATCAAAGAAAAGGGCTTCTATTACCTTAAAGGAAGGATACAGGCACGTGATGGACGCCTTCAAATGGTTTTGGCAGAAGTTCAAGAAGCGACGAACGAACGTTTTTGGATCCAATTACTCGATCATGAGGATGATCGTAAGGTGCTGGATATCTTGAAGGAATTTCCGGGACCTTACCCCGTCGTCATTCGCTATGAGGATGAGAAAAAAACCATTCAATTAAAAGGATTATCTGTCCAAAAAAACGAGCAACTAGAAAATGAGTTGGCAAGCATTGCTATGAAAACGATTTATCGGTAAAATCTATGGAAAATAGGAGAATTTTGCGTTTCTTTGTGTTATAATTAATAGGAATGTTAAAGAAAAAAGGAGCAGATAACGAAATGAAACGTATTGCTGTTTTAACCAGTGGTGGAGATGCCCCTGGAATGAATGCCGCTATCCGTGCAGTTGTTCGCCAAGCAATTTCTGAAGGAATGGAAGTATTTGGTATCTATAATGGATACGCTGGTATGG